TGCCGCTCAAGGACGGCACGAACGGCTCTGCGGTGGCGGTGGCAGACTATCAGAGCTACCTCGAGCATATCGAGCCGTACTACTTCAACATCATCGGCTATGCAGGCGCAGACGAGACGATTAAATCGCTTCTCATCAGCTTCACAAAGCGCTGTCGCGAATCAACGAGCGCGAAGTTCCAGCTCGTCATCCACGGCAAGGAGAAGGTCAACTATCACGGCGTTATCTCCGTCAAGAACGACGTCAAGGACAAGGGCGCCGAGAAGGGCTCCCTCGTCTACTGGCTCATCGGAAAAGAGGCGTCCTGCGCAATCAATGCGAGCTGCACGAACAGCATCTATGACGGCGAGTATACGGTCAACACGAACTATAAGCAGTACGAGCTTGAACAGGCGGTGCGTGACGGCATGCTGATGTTCCACAACGTCACGGATGCGGTCGGCGGCAATGTTGTCGGTGATACGCGCCTCTTGACGGACATCAACACGTTCACGGAGTTTACGAAGGCGATGAACCGCGACTTTGCGCTGAATCAGGTCATCCGCGTGCTGGATAACGCGGCGCTCGATCTCAGCCGGCTGTTTAACCGCATCTACCTCGGCAAGGTGCAAAATGACGCAGACGGACGTCTTTCGCTGTGGAAGGACGGCGTTGCACTGTTCGAGGAGTATCAGAGGGTGCGTGCGATTCAGAACTTCCGCGATGCCGACCTGCCGATTCCAACGCAGGGCGAGGAAAAGACAGCTGTGTTGTGGACGTTTGAGATTCAGCCGACGGCATGTATGGAAAAATTATATGCCACGGTGGTTGTAGCTTGAGGAAGGAGGGCTAATACATGGCAGAAACAGGAATCAGTGCGATTCGGACGATGCTCGCGAAGGACGTCATTTCGGCAAAACTCGCGAGTGCGTACATCACAGTCGGGAGTGACCGCAAGCTGCTCTTTCAGGCAAAGAGCCTTGAAGCGACAATCGAGAAGGAGAAGGAGGAAGTTCCGATTCTCGGGCGGCTGCTGAAAGGGAACAAATCCGTCGGAGGCAAGGGCAGCGGCACACTGACGATTTACAAGAACACATCCCTGTTCGACGATATGATTTTGAAGTATCTCAACGAGGGCGTAGACACATATTTCGACCTGCAGGTCGTGAACGAAGACCCGACGAGCGAGGCGGGCAAGCGGACGGTGATTCTCACCGATTGCAACATCGACAAAATCACGGTCGCGGCGTTCGACGCCGAAGGCAAGTGGCTTGAAGATGAGATTGCATTCACGTTCGAGGGAATCAAGGTGCCGGAGAAGTTCAAAGAGCTCGACGGTATGAGGGCATAACAAGACATAAGAAAAAGCCGCTCCGGTAGGAACGGCTTTTTTGATGCGTTACTAAACAACCTTGGCGACAAGAGCCTCTTGCAGCGTCTTTGAGAAGTTGACACCCCGCGCAAGCGCTTTATCGTTCAGCCATGCGGGAATCGTCAGCGTCTTTTTCACGGAGCGCGTGTTTTTCGCAAGGTCGGCATCGATACGAATCAATGTCGGGTATGCGTTCTCCGTCGCAGGGATGGACTTCATCGAGCGCGGTGCAGGGAGTGTATCACCATGGGCGAGTGATTCGACAATCTCGCACTCAAGAGCCTCTGCCGCATCTGCAAGAAGCGCATCAAGCGTATCGTTAAACGCTTGACAGCCGGGAAGGTCGGGAAACTCAAGCCAAAGTCCGTCGGGGTCTTCGTGGATAATGGCGGGGTATATGTACTGCATTCTATATGCCTCCTTATTTCAGCCCTGTGCGCTTTAGAATCGCGTTTAGTAGTCCCGTCGGTACATCCATACCATGAACGGGGATAACCTCCGTCTGATTGCCCTTGCGCAGCTTATGATGACTGCCCTTGATGTGAACCTCCTGCCATCCGTTTTGGAGCAAGAGTTTTAGCAGGTCTTTATCTCGCATGGCAATCCCCTTTCAATGAGTATATTATAACACGTGTACACGTGTTTGTAAAGGCTTGAAAAATTTTTCTGTGGTCGGCAGAAAAGCCTCTTGACTTTATGCCATGACATAAATATAATAATGTCATGGCAGAAATGGAGGTGAAACAGGTTGACAAAAGCAGGGAGACCGAAGAGTGAGAATCCCAAAGCGATAAAACTACAAGTTCGTGTAGATGCTGAAACACTCACGAAGTTAGATGAATATGCCGAACGGCTAGAGTCTAACCGTAGCGACGTTGTACGCAAAGGGATTGACCTCGTAGGAAAAGAACTGCAAAAGCAATAAAAAGAACAGTCCTCCTCACCGATCAAGGAAAAAAGGACTGTTCGTCACACAAACCCCGAAAGGATTGATAAATCAATTCTATCATCTTTTCGGGGGAAAAGAAAGGTGATAGCATGAAAAACTTAGTTCAAGTGTCTAACAATCAAGTCGTTGTTGCAAGTCGTGACATCGCAGAGCATTTCGGGAAACTCCACAAGGACGTGCTTGAATCTATTCGAGAGATTATCAAAGCGGAAAATTCCGCCCTGACCTTCTTCTTCGAAACTACCTACAAAGCCGGCACAGGAAAGAGCTATCCCGAATACCTCATGAATCGCGACGGCTTTTCTCTCCTCGTCATGGGATTCACGGGCAAAAAGGCTCTCGAGTGGAAACTCAAGTACATCGAAGCGTTCAATAAGATGGAAGCACACATCCGCGCGGGCAAGGCACTCCCGAAGCCCGACGCCGACATTCAACGTCAACGGCTTGAAGTAATGGAGCGTAACGCACGGACACGCGCCGCGAACATCCTCTTGAAGATTGCAGAGCGTACACAAATAAAGGAGTACAAGGAGGTCTGCAACGCCAAAGCCGCCGAAATGGTTGCGGGGCAAGCGATTCTCCCACTCCCCACGGCAGAGCGCCGCACCTACTCCGCAAAGGAAATTGGAGAGATGTTCGGTATCTCAGCGAACAAAGTCGGCAAACTCGCCAATCAGCACAAGCTCAAGACAGAGGAATACGGCAAGCTGTTCTACTCCAAATCAGAGCACAGCGTGAAGGAGGTCGAGACGTGGCGCTACTATGACAGCGTCATTCCCGTATTTTGAGAAGATTTTTGGACGGGAGGCGGCGTAGTTATGACGGCGGTAGAGATGGTGCTTGAACAGCCGATTCCTAAGGGTGCGGAATTTGATGGACTTTGCTCCATCATTGATCTTCATAACGATGATCGGTCGTGGGAGATTACGAAAGCCTACAACTACGGTGTTATTATGGGGCAAGCGCATGGAGCGTGCCCGCCGCAAGCGCAAAACAGTATAATCACAACGGAGTCAGTCGACCCGCTCATTATTGGGCGGGTTTTTATATGCCCGAAAGGGCGTCTATCATTAAGGAGGAATAACACAATGGCAGATTCACTCAAGGCATTTCTCGCGGAGAATGTCGTCAAGAAAGAGCCGGTCGGCTACGTCGCATCGCCGCGTTTCGTGGTGGACGGCGAGCCCGTCGAATGGAAGCTGCGCGTCTTGACGAATGACGAGATGGACAAGCTCCACAAGCGCCATACGAAGCGCGTGCCGATGAAGGGGACGCGTGACTTCAAGATGGAGTTCGACAATGAGGCATTCGCGATGGACATGGCGCTCAAGAGCATCGTCTATCCGAACCTCGACGATGCCGAACTACAGGACAGCTGGGGCACAATCGGCGCAGAGGATACGCTCAAGGCGATGCTCACGCCGGGCGAGCTCACCGACCTCTACAGCGCTGTCGCGCAGGTCAGCGACTTCGAGGCGGGGATGGATGATAAGATTAAGCGGGTAAAAAACTCCTAAAGGCGGGGGGACTGGGACACTCATGTGGCATATTTCGCGCTGATTAAGCTGCACAAATTACCGCATGAGGTCTTTTCCCTGCCGGAGAATGAACTTGCGATTGTCTACGCGCTCATGGACGAATACATCCAACATGAAAAGCGCGAGGCGGCGAAAATCAAACGACGAAAGGAGGCTATCTATGGCAACGCTGCAAAACTATATCTCGCTGCGCGACGGCGTGAGCCCTGTGCTCGAAAAGATGAGCCGCGCGACGTCCGTTGTTTCGGATAAGCTGACGAAGTTGCCCGGGGGAATACGCGGCGTTGGAGATGCGTCGGAAACGGCAGCCGGGAAGATGAAATTCTTCGGCAGCATGTTTGCGGCGAATATCGTCAGCGACCTCTTTATGCGTGGGCTCTCGTCGGCGCAGGACATGATTCGCGGGACGGTCGCCCTTGCCGACGAGTATGCGGGCATCAAGGCGCGTCTCGCGCTCATTGCGGGCTCGCAGAATAACGTCGCGGCACTCAATGAGATGATATATGAATCGGCGCAGCGCGCACGCGGCGGCTATATGGATATGGCGAAAGCCGTTGCTGACCTATCGACGAATGCGAAAGACGCGTTCCCAGACCCGCGTAAGACGGTGGATTTCGTCGAAGGGATGCAGAAGCTCTTTGTTATCAGCGGCGCGCCAAAGGCGAACCAACAGGCGGCAATGCTGCAGCTCCAACAGGCACTCGCAAGCGGACGTTTGCAGGGCGATGAGTTCCGCTCCATCACAGAGAACGCGCCGATTTTGCAGGACATGATCGCCAAAACGATGGGCATCACGCGCGGAGAATTGAAGAAGCTCTCGACCGAGGGAAAGATCACGTCGGACATCATCAAGCGCTCTATCCTTGACAATATGGACGAGATCAACGGGCGATTTGAGCAGGTGCCCAAGAAGTGGGGCGACCATTTCACAGATTTGAAAAACTACGCTCTGAAAAAACTGAATCCTATTTCCGACGCAATCGGGAACCTCGCGAATAGTGCGGAGGTGAAGGAGTTGATTGCCGACCTTAAGACGGGGATTAGCGGACTTGTTCCGATATTTGCGGGCATCGTCGGTGCCGTGCAGTGGTTTGTCGGTGTGCTTGTATCGGGGATTCGTACTGTGTCCGGCCTTATAGAGAGCCGCAGCTTAGTGATGCAGGGCGCCTTGATTGCCGTCGGAATGGCGCTCGGATTCTCCGCGTTAATGGCGCTACGTTCTGCAATGCAGTATGGCGCTGCAGCTGTCGCAATGGGGCTGAAAACCATTGCAACGTGGGCAGAGGTAGCGGCGAGCATTGCCGCCACTTATGCGCAAGAAGGATTAAATGCGGCGCTCTATGCCTGCCCTATTACATGGATCATCGGCGCAGTTGTTTTACTCATCGGTGTGTTCTACGCGGTCGTTGCCGCGGTTAATCACTTTGCAGGCACGAGCATCTCCGCAACAGGGATGATCTTCGGTGCGTTCGCCGCACTGTTCGCCCAAATCCGTAATATGATTGCTCGCGTAATCAATGTATTTATCGCCTTTGCGAACTTCCTCGGGAGCGTCTTTCAAGACCCGCTGAACGCAACGGCGAACCTATTCATCGACATTTGGAACGGTATCGGTCAATACATCGAGGAAGCAATCAACGGGATTATTGATATGATCAACGATATTCCGGGGATGGATGGACAATTTGACCACGTCGGTTTTACGGTCGAACGCAAAGAGATTCGCGGAGGTGCAGCATTCCACGTTGATCCGATTCAGATGCTTGATGTGGCCAACGAGTATCAGTTCGGCTATAACGTTGGCGCGAATCTCGGGGATATTCTGAAAATGCCGGGAGCTGAGGAAATGAAGCCTCCCGAATTTGATGACATCGCAGAGAATACGGCCAACACCGCTGATAATACTAAGAAGGGCGCAGGTCACGCAAAACGCGCGGCGGATGCCCTCGACAGTACGGCGGAGGATTTGAAATTTCTGCGTGAGGCAGCAGAGCGCGAAGCGATCAACAAGTATACGACGGCGACGGTGCACATCGATGTTGGCGGCGTGACGGCGGGCGATACAGGCGGCAATGATTTCGACGGAGTTATGCGTCGACTGAATGACGTGTTGATCGAATCGGTCGAGAACGGAGCGGAGGCGGTACAGAGATGAGCTATTACTTCTTCTTGGGGAGTACAATGCTCCCCGTGCCGCCCGCGAAGCTCTCGACGAAGATCAAAGGGAAGAACAAAACGATCAATCTCATCAACGAGGGCGAGGTCAATCTAATCAAAGACCCGGGGCTAACCGAGATTTCCTTCTCCTTCCTGTTGCCAAACAGTAAATACCCGTTCGCGAACTATGACACGTCCCTGCAATCGGGACTTGTCAATTATGCGGTCGGTAAATTCGCGCCGCGCCTCGGCGGACTGCTCGGCAATTCGTTTTCGTTCAAAAAGGCGTCGACATTCCTCAATGCACTCAAAACGGCGAAGGAAAAGCGAAGTCCGACACGCTTCATTGTTACTCGCATGGGCTTTGACTATCGCCCTCTATGGAACACAAACATGCTATGCACGATTGAGGACTATGAGATCGGCGAGGACGCGGGAAACGGCACCGACGTTGAAATAGAGATCGTACTCAAGCAGTACAAGCGTTTCGGGACAAAGGAGGTTGAAGTCACAAAGAACGAGGACGGCACAGAAACGCTGCATGTCAAAGAGAACCGCTATGCGCCCGACGCCGACCTGCCTGCCGCTATGACGGTTACGAATGAGCTGTCTGTGCTGGAGGTCTGCGAGGGACTTGCAGGCGGAAAACTCGACTGGCGCGCGGCGGCCAACATGAGCGGTATCACGAATCCGCTTGAGATGAACTTGAAGGACAAGGTGGTCAAATTTGTTTGAGGTTATCATCCACAACAAGCAGGAGGATAAATACTATGCACCTGCCGTGCTCGATGACGCTAAAATCGAATGGGTGATCAGCGGTGCGCCGGGAAAGTTCACCTTCGCTATTCACAAAGACGAAAAAATCAACTTTTCCGAGGGCGACGTCGTTCAGGTCAAAGTGGGCGACACGCCTATTTTTTACGGCTTTATCTTCGTGAAAAGCCGTGATAAAGACAGCAGCATACGCGTTACTGCGTATGACCAGTTGCGCTACCTCAAGAATAAAGAATCGTGGCTTTATAAAGGCCTTACTGCGACGCAGGTCATTCAGCGCTTGGCTGAATACTTCCAGCTTAAAACAGGCGAACTCGAAGATACGAAATTTATCATCGCCAAGAAGGTGGAGGACAATGCAACGCTCTTTGATATCATCCAGTATGCGCTTGATGTGACGCTGGTTAATACCAAAGAGCTGTACGTCCTCTATGACGATTTCGGCAAGCTCACACTCGGGAAGCCCGACAAGATGGTCGTGCCAATCCTCATTGACAACGAGACGGCGGAAAACTTCGCGTATGAGAGCAGTATCGACCGGGATACCTACAATCTCATCAAGCTGGTTGTGGAGGATAAGGACGCACAGGGCGAGGGGAAGCGAAAAGAATACTACGCGCCGATGTCGCCCGACGATTTCGCGAAGTCCAAGGAAAAGGATCAATGGGGCGTCCTGCAATATTTTGAAAAGCTGCAAAAGGACGTACAAAATCCGCAGGAGCGGGCAAATCAGATGCTCGCATTCTACAATGTCGTTCGCCGCAAGCTGTCTATCCGGCAGGCGGCAGGGGATGTGCGCGTGCGCGCCGGATCGATGATATACGTCAAGCTGCGGCTCGGCGACGTCGAGCTTGCTCAGAAGATGCTCGTCACGAAGGTTACACACACCTTTGCCAATCAAACGCACTTCATGGATTTGACCTTGAAAGGAGGCGTCATCAATGATCAATGACGAGCTGCCGAACGTACTGCGCAAGATGATTGCGCAGACGGTCGACGGCATGAGTTTATCGAACTTTGTCCTCGGCGTTGTGGTGTCCGAATCTCCGCTTCAAATCGAGGTGGGAGGCAATACGCTCGACAGCGATTTTCTGATCCTCTCCGACAATGTCCGCAACTACGCCGTCGATATCGAGGTCAATCATGTGACGGAAAATCGTGCGGGCGGCAGCGGTGATCCCGCGTTTGCAAGCCACAATCACGACTACCGCGGGAGGAAGAAGATCATCGTTTACAACGGGCTGAAAACCGGTGAAAAGGTCGTGATGTTTCAACAGGCGGGCGGGCAGCTGTTCTACGTCGCAAACCGCGTGTTCGAGCATGCGGACGTACATGGGCAATGGGGGTGATACTATGGGGCTGTTGCCCGATGAGGCGAATAACATATCGATTGAGAGCACGGCGGAGCGGCCGCTGCCGTCCGCGACCTACCGCATGCGTATCGAGGACGAGCATGTAGAGGGGCAGATTACCGACGACGTCGAGGCAGTGAAGCAGGCTGTCTATAAGGTGCTGAACACGGAGCGGTACAAGCACATCATCTATTCATGGAACTATGGCGTGGAGCTGGTCGACCTATTCGGAAAGCCCCTGCCGTATGTTCTGCCGGAGATACCTCGGCGTATTGAGGAGGCTCTGCTCGTTGATGACCGCATCGATAAGGTCGATAGCTTCGAGCTTGACTACGATAGGCGCGGGATGGTGACCTGCCGATTCGTCGTGCATTCGGTTTTCGGAGCGTTTGACGTGGAAAAGGAGGTGACAATCGCCAATGTATGAGAAGGAAACACATGAGGCAGTGCGGCGGCGTATGCTCGATGCCGTCAGTACCGCGCTCGATAAACGCGAGGGCAGTATCATCTATGATGCGACGGCATCGGCAGCTATAGAGATTGAACTGCTCTATGCCGCGCTTGACTGGTTTTTGAAGAACACCTTCGGGGACACGGCAGAGCGGCCTTTTCTCATTGAGCGCGCTCTCGAACGCGGCTTGAAACCTTATGCGGCGACGAACGCCGTTATCAAGGCAGCATTTGAACCCGCCACTGTAGAGATATCAATCGGCAGCCGATTCTCATGTGACGATCTGACCTATGCCGTTTCAGAAAAGCTCGGTGCGGGAACCTACCTGCTCACCTGTGAACAAGCAGGGCGGGCAGGGAACAAAAGCAACGGCAGGCTTGTCCCTATCGGATACGTCACAGGATTGCAGACAGCGCAAATCAGCGAGCTGACAACTCCTGGACGCGACGAGGAGGAGACGGAGGCGTTCCGTGCGCGCTACCTCAAGAGTTTTGATGCCCAGGCTTACGGCGGGAATATCGCCGATTATAAGGAAAAGGTCAGCGCCATCGCAGGTGTCGGCGGAGTCAAGGTCTATCCCGTATGGAACGGCGGCGGAACAGTCAAGGTTGTGTTCTGCACGTCCGAAAATACTGCGCCGACAGCAGAGTTTATCGCGAAGGTACAGGAGATTCTCGCCCCTGTCCTATATGCGCAACAGGGTGTTGGCATCGCGCCGATTGGACACCGCGTGACGGTAGAAGGCGCAGTCGCAAAACCGGTGACCGTGCGTGTCCGGATGACTCTCAACGGAGGCGTTACGATTGACACGGTGAAGCCCCTTGTTGAAAAGGTATTGAACACCTATTTCGCAGAGTTAAATGCGGGATGGAAGGACACGCAGGTCGTAACCGTCGAGGCTTTTACCAATACGGGGCTGATTATTCGGCGAGCAAAAATCGATAGCCTTTTGCTTGACATCGCGGGCGTCGTGGACGTAGAGAGCCTCTCGATAAATGGCGTTGCCGAAAACGTTCATTTGGGCGAAGATGAGCTCGCCGCATTAGGAGGCGTAACCTATGAGTGACACGCTGCGTGATACGCTCTCGCTGCGCGAATCCAATGTGCGGCGATACTTCCCCGACGTGATCGCGAATGCGCGAGAGTTTATCGCCTATGCTGACGCGTTGGAGCCCCAGCTAAATTTGCTCATTTAAGAAGATTTTAGGGGCGGGGCTCAACACATTCGTCTACGACATCGACGAACAGGGGGCAGCTCGATGGGAGGATATGCTCTCTTTGCCGCGACTTCCGGGTGCGGAAATTGTGCGGCGTCGGGAGCGAATCCTCGCGCAGATCAACTTGTCGCTCCCTTACACGATACGCACCTTACAGCCGATGCTTGACGGTGCATATGGTGCGGGTATCGTGCATGCGAGGGAGGAAATAAACTCTTACGAGCTTTGGCTCGATGTGGCGCGCAGCGTACCGCATAAATCGACAGAGGTACGTCGCTTTGTGCGGGCGATTGTCCCCGCGAATCTTGATATCAAGGTATCCTCGACAGAGGAGAAGGAACTGTCGCTCTATGTGGGCGGTGTCGTGGTAACGAGTATGCGCATTGAGATACACGCCGCGAATGCACGGAGTTATGATGTTGCTCCGTGCGGGCTCTATGTGGGCGGTGTCGTGGTACAGCGCAAAGAAACAGTGATAAGGAGTGATTGATATGGCTCATTTTCCGGCAATTCAGTTGACAAAAACAGGAAAACAGATGATCGGCGAAAGCCAAGGCAACGCAAGACTGATCTTTGTCAGAGCGGAACTCGGGGACGGACAGCTGAGCGAAGGAGAGGACACGGAATCGTTCACTGGGTTAAAGCATTCCGTCATGTCTGCGCCACTGCAGAATTTCCTTGATAAGGGGAACGGTGAAGTGCGGCTGCGTTTTGCCGTGAGTAATCGGGAAGTAACGAACGGCTTCATGAATCGGGAGATCGGCATTTTTGCGAAGCTCGATGACGGCGAGGCAAAGCTCTACGCTTATACGAATGCGGGAAACTTCGCCGACTACATCCCGAGCAAGGAAGTACCGATTGACAGCGAGATCATCGACGTACACATTATTGTTGCAGGCGCGAAGAACGTGACAGCGGTCATCAGTGACGAAGCCTATGTTACGCGCAAGACATTCGAGGAGCATCGCACCGCCGCGGAGCTCGATCATCCGGACGGGAGCGTCACGGAGCGCAAGCTCAAAGACAGCGCCGTGACCGAAAAGAAAATCGCGAAAGATGCGGTCAATACAAGCGCGCTGAAAAACGGCTCTGTCACGACGGATAAACTCGCATCGCAATCTGTAACGACAGTCGCAATCAAGGATAAGGCTGTCACATCTGACCGTATAGCCGATAATATCGCTCTACGCGGCACGCCGACCGCGCCGACGGCATCGGCAGGAACGCGCAGCGATCAGCTCGCGACAACCAACTTTGTCGCAGCGGCAATCACGGCGCTTGTGAACTCCAGTCCCGCCGCTCTTGATACGTTGCAGGAACTGGCAAAGGCGATTGGCAACGACCCGAACTTCGCAACGACGATCCTCAATAAGCTCTCAGAAAAAGTCAGCAAGAGCGGTGACACGATGAGCGGCGATCTGACGGCAAATCAATTCTATACACCGGGCTGGTTCCGCGCACGCGGGAACGGCGGTTTCTACTTTGAGGATCATAGAGGCGGCTGGCAGATGACCGATAACGAATGGGTGCAGTCGTATCTCGGTAAGCATGTCCACACATCTGGCAAAATGAAAGCCGATCAAGGCTTTGAAGGGCGATTGATCGGCAACGCGGATAACGCGAATCGTCTCGGCGGGCAGTCGCTCTCCGACATTCTGAACCGCATCAATGCACAGAACACGGGCGGCATCGTCGCAAGCTCGCTCGCGCAGAACGGATGGGTGAAATTCGCCAACGGGTTAATTCTACAGTGGGGAGTGATCAAGGAAATTGCGCTTAATGAATCCCATTTATCAACAGTGTTTCCTATCTCGTTTTCAAGAGACTGCTTCAATGTAAACTTGACTATATCGATCAAAGCAGCGTTAAATGGCAACGTATCACCGGCTCTGATCGAAACAACACGAGCAGGATTTACCTTTATGGGGGATAGCGATGGTCAGAATACCACTGGAAATATGCACTGGATTTCCATGGGTGTATAAGGCGATCTTTCCAGCAGGAATTGTGCCGCGTCACTGTTTATAGCCCGATAAATAAACAGTTTGCGCGTGAATCTTTTTTGCGTGCCCAATCAGCCCCCATACCTACACAAAAGCTGCTATTCGACTTGATTTCGCCCCATGCAGGAACAAAAGCATGTTTTTGCAACTCTGTAGCAGCAATGCCTAATAGGCACCTTCCAGGAAACGATATAGGATATTTCCTTAGATCACTAGCACCACTACTTTCATTAAACACTCCCCACTGTAGAAAGGAAAATCAAATGGAATACTTAGCAAAATTTGACGAAGAGGGGCGGCGCACCGCCACGGTATGCGAAGGCATACATTATGACACGGAGGAGCGCCGCAACGCATATCTTAAAATCGGGTACGTCCCCATCACAGAGGAGGACTACCACCACTACGTCGGTAATCGCGGTGGCGGGGATAACGGTACGGGATACATCCGTGATGCCGTCACAGGCAAGCCCGTCAGCGCCCCGCCCGCGCCCAAAGCCCCGCCGCAGGAAGAGGAGACCCCGCCCGTCGACGAGGGGCTTGTCTCGCTCGCCGAAGCCGTAGCGGCGCACGCGGAACGACTCGCCGCCCTCGAAGCCGCGAAAGGAGGTGAAGCAAAATGAAGACGAAGTACAAATACATGATCCCCGTCTATGCGCTCCTTGTGCGCGCCGGCAAATGGGTCATCACGGATGAGGACAACGAGGACAAAAAGCCCGTCGTCCCCGAACTCTACCGTGAAGACGTCGCCGAGCATCTCGCGACGCATGAAGGGTAAACAGCAGAATAAGATCAGCCGTCTTGCAGAGTGCAGGGCGGCTTATCTTATGGAAGGAGCGTGATATGTTGGCCGAAACATTGAATTTCCTGCGCGGCATGCTGCCGACGCAGATACAGATTGAGTGGGGGGCGGTGACGGCGGCAATTGGAGCGGTATGTTCGTACGCTTTGGGCTGGAGCGGGATATTAGAGGCATTGCTGATCGCAATGGTCATCGATTATTTGTCGGGGCTACTCGCGGCATATATTGATCCAAAACGTAAGCTCGACAGCCGCCGCGGATTCCGGGGAATCTGTAAGAAGGTGATGATACTGCTTGTCGTGGCGCTTGCGCACTCCATTGATCAGGCAACGGGACAAGCTGTCGTGCAAACCATTGTGATTTGGTTCTTCCTTGGGAACGAGGGACTTTCCATACTTGAAAATGCAGCGGCGGCGGGGCTTCCAATTCCGCAGAGACTACGGAATGAGCTCGAACAGCTTCGTGCAGAAGAGGAGCTGAAGAAAAAGGACGCAAGCCATTTCTTTTGAGTGAAAGGAGAGATGTATGCAGGAGAGATTACCGCCTGTTGATTGGATGGTCGGAACGGGACTAGTTATCGTTGCCGTTCTGTCTGTCTTTTGGGGCTCGCCCGAACTATCGAGCAATGTTACATCGGGGCTTGTCGGATTCTTGGGACGCTCGATTGTCTCAAGACAGGAAGGAGCAAAACATGAGCAAAGTCATCAGTAAATCCGAAATGACAAAGGTAACGCCCGCACAGCTTGAAGCAATCGCGGGAGGTTACCGTGAAAGCCTTGCAGCAGCAGCCGCCCGTTACGGGCGCGAAACGAAAGTCTATCTGCACTGGAGCGCGGGACACTACGGGCAATTTTGGGATGACTACCACGTCCAGATTGACAAGGACGGATCGATCTACGTCATCGGCGACGGCGAGCTTGACGACGTGCTCGCCGCGACCTACATGCGCAACAGAGGGAGCGTCAGCATATCGATCCTCGGATGCTGCGGCGCAACGAGCGCAACCCTCGGCGATGAAGCCCCGACGGCGGCGCAGATAGAGGGCATGGCACAGGCGGGCGCCGCCATCTGTAACGGGCTATGGCTAACGATCGATAAACAGCGTGTCATGACGCACGGCGAGGCGGCGGACAACGAGGACGGATTAAATACTCATGCACCCTATGGGCCGAGGCACGGATGCGAGCGTTGGGATATCGAGTACCTCGAAACGCAGGAAAGCCCGCGATATAACCCGTGGGCAGAGGACGGCACGCGCGGCGGAGACGTCCTGCGCGGAAAAATGAACTGGTATCGCCGGTATTGGGCAGACAACGCCGGAACGCCTGGGTGATGGGAGGAGGCACACCGATGTGGAGCAATATCGAACGAAAGCAAATTATCATTGCCGCGCTGTGTGTCCTCATCCTTGCCATCGTCGGCGTCCTTGCGCATCGCTATCACGCGCATACGCAGGAGTCACTTAAAAAGGCGCAGATCATGACCGAGGAACAGGCGCGGGACGCCGAAGCTCTCCGAGAGCGTCTGAGAGTATTCGAAGATCAAAGTCAGCGCCTCGCCCGTGCCATAGAGAAAGCACAGGAAGGCAAGACACAACCGATAACGCACGTCACCGTCACCGCGCCGACCGTCGAACGAGCGGCCGCACAGGTGCAGGAGCGCATCAATCAGCGTGATGCGAGCCTCCCGCCCGCCGCGCTCGAAAAAACCGGTCGGACGGTCGTCGCGCCGCAGCCGGAGAACAAAGACTATCAGGTCGGTGTCTATAAGATCAACCTCGACAAGAAGAGAAAGATCAAGGCGGGCGTTACGCAGGTAGACAGCCATACATACTGGACGGCTGGCGTACAGGTTGGACGATGGGAAACCCTCGCGCACGGACAGGGCGGCGACGTCAAAGGCGGCAGTGTTATTTACACCGTCGCCGAGTGGTAATTAGATGACGGGGCGGCGTTATGCCGCCTCTTTTTTTGTCTACAATTTGTCTACAAAATGCAGTGAAAATCTCCATTTAGATGTATTTATGCGTATGTGTTTTGCCTGCGAATAATCGGCAGAAAACTAGCAATATCAACGACTTAAGAGATTTTCCCATAAGTGTCTATTGCTATTCAGTTTAGCAACCTGCACATTTGGCAAATATAGGCATTGTATTATTGTGTTAAAATAGTGTAATATAGAATATACCATCAAGGGGAGGAAAGCATCATGAGCAAAAAGGAAGAAGTACAAGCCCCGGGCTGGGCGCAGGCAGAGGAAGCCATTCATGCGGCTTTGCAGCATCGGAAAAACGAACTGTTCGTGACGTTCGAGCAGAGCTATATCGCCGATATGAAACATGCGTGGGACGACGGCTATGCGGCGGGCGTCGCCGCAGGAAAGCAGGAAGGAAAGCAGGAGGGCATCTCCGAAGGGGAGTTCCGCGGGCGCAAACAGGGCATCATCTATGCCGCGCTCAATCTCCTGCGCGATGGGATGCCGCCCGACAAGGTCGCAAAGATTGCGGAACTGCCGGAGCTCATCATCCGCAAGCTCGCGTCGGATAACGGCATCGAGATTTCGTGACGTCGGCATTTGACACGGAGTGATGGTTGCGCTCATGCCGCTATGCGGCGCGATGAGTTCTATCCGGGTTCGGCGACGCGGTACGAGGGAGAAACGAGAGGGGACATATGCACTTATTTGAAGAGATCCTTGGCGCGGCGGACGACGCCGTTCGTTATGTTGACCGGACGCTGCGCGAGGAAGGGACGCTCACAGCGGAATCGAGAGACGTCCTTGAGAATCTGGCGGCGGTGATGGAGCATATTGCGGAACGTCTCGCGCAGGAAGAGGGCGTCCTCATCGAGAAATGCCGCCGCTACGCGCTGAATACGGCGCATTCCGCGCAGAAGGCACTCGCTGCGCAGACGCCGCAGGCGGCGCACAATCTCTTTGCATTCGAGGTGCGACCGCTCTTTTTGGATCTTTGCTATCAGCTCGATCTCGAGTACAATGTGTTGCGCGATAGGGCGTCGCGTGAAGCGCATCTGAATCAAGCGCTTGCCGCGTTCGAATCGGCACGGCGGCGTCCGCGGCGTACTGATTTTAAGTATCGTGTCTCCATCATCGTCCCCGCGTACAATAAGGTCGAGTTCTCGCGCTGCGCGATCGATAGTCTCTTCCGTCATACGGATTTTTCGCGCGGGGACATCGAGCTCATTACCATCAACGACGGCTCGACGGATGGGACGGAAGATTTTTTTAACAGCCTGCCTCACGAGAAGAAGATCAACTTCAAATATAATGTTTACAACCACCTCGGATGGGGGATCGCGCGCCATATCGCGGAGGGCGGGTACGTCGTCTATTTTTCGAACGACGCCGTGGCGACGCCACATTGGCTTGAGAATTTGCTCCGTGTGCATGAGGAAATGCCCGAGGTCTTTTGGGTCGTCCCGACCTGTAATGAGAACTGTATCTCGAACGGGCAGGGGATTCCCGTCGACTATGAGAACACCTTTGAGGACATGGGGAAGATGGAGGCGTTCGCGGCGCGCAATCATCGCTCGAACCCGCTGCTCTGGGAGGAGCGGGCGGCGCTCATGCCCTTCGTCAGCGTCGTGCCGAACCTCTTTGATGTGCCGGAGATTCGCGCGGACTACACCTATACCATGTGCGATTTCGAGGACGACGATTTTTCAACGATGCTCCGGCGGTCGGGGTTCAAACAGATCCTTGCAAAGGATACGTTTGTGCATCATTTCGGCGGGGTGACGCTGAACGAGGTGCGCAAGAAATCGGCGAGCTATGCAAGTCTTGTCAACATGCGCCCCGTGTTCCGTGAGAAATGGAAGGTCGATCCATGGCAGTCCCGCGCGCGTATGCCGTATCTCGAAGAGGCGCTTGCAGCGCAGACCTATGCGTATGAACTGGTGCGCGCTCTCTTGATCGAGCCGATGTTCGGCGAGGGACTTTTGACCATACGGAATTTCTTTCGGCGCGTGCAGAAAAATGTCATCATAGATGCCGTCGTTGTGGACGAGCGGTACCTAGCGGATAGCAAATATATGGCGGATCATGTGTATGCGCTGCCAAATCTCGACAATATAGAGGAGCATGTCCGGGAACAATACGACATCATCGTTATGGGCGCGCCGCTCAACGATCTTCCCGTACGGCGCGTCGTCCCGTTCTTCCAAATGTGCCGGCGGATGCTGCGTCCCGGGGGATTTATCCGCTGCGGCATCGTCAATTACAGCAGCTTTGAGCATATCATGTGCAAGATGCCGAACACCGTTCCGCCTCTTGTCTATGATATTGTGCCCTCTTCCGACGGATACCGCGCTTTTTCCATTGACGAAACCGTTGGCGCACTGCAGAGGGAACTCGGTGCAAGGGAAATCAATCTGCACTATATTGCGGGCGGGCATTTTTTCTCCGGTATGGAGGAATTCGAGGAACTGACAGCACGGCTGACAGAATGTACGGATGCGCAGCGTACGGCGCTCCGAAATCTCCTGTACGGCGATCTCGTGATTCTGCATATTTCTTAGCGCCGTAAGATGCACATCGCTATTCCATAGCATCAAACAGGGAGGAAGTATCTTGCCAAAATTAAGCATTATTATCCCCGTGTATCGGATGAAGGCGCAGTTCCGGCAGTGCTTGGCATCGATTCGCCGAACGGTGCGGATTCCCTATGAGGTCATCGTTGTTGACGACGGCTCGCCGCAGGGGGAAGAGCCGTCGATTGCGTCTTTTGGTGAAGACAATATCCGGATGATGCGCTCGGAGGAACATCACTCCATGGGACATGCGCTGCGTATGGGGGTGCGGGAAGCGGACGGCGACGTCGTCCTGTTCCTCCATGCGGACATGATGCTGAGTCCTTATACGGTGGAGGATATGCTCGACGCCCTCATCGCACGTCCGGAGATCGGCGCTGTGAGTGCGGTCACGATGCGGATGAACGAGCACCGGCAGTTCAGCCAACCGATTAGCTACCGGGGCTGGGAGGATTTTGTTGCGGCGGTAGAGCAGTGCAGAAGCGGCGGTCTCACGATGTATCCGACGCTCTATTTGGAGCTGTTCTGCTTGATGGCACGCAGGGGGACCGTGCAGGCGGCGGGGATTCCCGATGTGGACTATCGGACGCCGTGCATGACGGCGATCGACTATACATTGCGCATGGTGCGGGCGGGGTATCGATTGGCGCTGTTGCCGTCTGTCTACGTGCATCATCAAGAGAACGATCATGCGCAGAATATGGAGGCTTATGATCGGGAAATCTTGGCGGAAGCCGATCTATTCCATGAAAAAATGGGTGTGAGTCTCTCTTATTCGTTCGGCGTTCGTGGCGACCTATTTCCGCTGATGGATCTGTCCGGCGAGGGGCTTCGTGTCCTAGAAATCGGCTGTGCGTGCGGCGCAACTCTCATGGCAATCGGTGCGCGCAATCCCTCGGCGAAACTCTACGGTGTGGAGCTGAACGAAAAGGCGGCTGCGATTGCGCAGACGTATGCGAGCATACTCGCGATGGATGTGGAGCATGTGGATGAAAACGACATCAGGGAGCGGTTCGATTATATTCTCATGCCCGATGTGATTGAGCATTTGCTCGATCCGTGGACGGCACTCTCCAATATGCGAAAGCTCCTCGTGCCGGGGGGCTGCGTTATCGCAAGCATTCCCAATGTCGCGCATATTTCAAACCTGTATAATCTCCTGCGCGGAATGTGGGAATATAAGGCTGCGGGGCTGTTAGACCGCACGCATTTCCGCTTCTTTACACAGCGCGAGATCTCCCTGATGTTTCAAAGGGCGGGATTCGTCATTGAGGATATGATGCCGCGCCGGTTCGAGATGCCCGCCCCGATCATGGAACTTCACAAGGAGCTGCTTGCTCTGCGCTCGATCAATGTGCACGCGGATGATCTGGACGCGTATCAATGGTGCGTTCGTGCGCGGAGAGAATAAAATCTATTTTCTTGTAGCGTAGAGTCGTTATCTGCTGTATAATAGGGCGGATAACGGCTTTTTAGTTGGAGGCATGATATGCGTAGTGATGTGCTGGAACTCCTGCGTGAAGCGGGCGGTTATATATCGGGTGAACGGATGGCGGAGCGTCTCGGTGTGACGCGTGCCGCGATATGGAAGAAGAT